TCTGTTATTAATTTTAATATTTCTCCTCTTACAGCATTTGCTGCTGCACCGCCAGCATTTAATGCATCTATTTGTTTTGCTTCAATTTTAAGTCCAATAGCAAGTGCCTGAAGAATAAGCATTTTATCGTTAATATCTTTAAGTTTTCCTACAGATGCTGGTAATTCTGAATTCATTGTTTTTAATGTTTCGTTTAACAAAACTAAAGCAGCAGGGTTGTTCATTTCTTTTATTTTTAAAGAAATTAAATCAAAAGACTCTGCAAAAGTTTTTGCATCAATTGTTGCATTGCCAAGTTGACCTTTAATTGATTCTAAATCAGCAGCAAGAACATTTGATGCCATTGATAAAGATTTTTTAGAATTAATACCTTTTGCAAAATCTGTAGAAAATGTATTTACAACATCATCAATGCTTTTTTTAAAATTATCTTTTCCTTCTTTAGTATTTAAATCAATATTTTTAAAATTAAACTTTAACTCTGTTCTTCCAGCCTCTTCTTGTAAAGCAATAATGATGTTTTGAATTGCTTCTTGTGTGGCGCCTGATCCAAGTAGTCTTAAAGCCATTGTATTAAAAATTAAATTTGCTTCTTTAACACTTGCATTTTTTAACGTTTTAACGTTGTTTTGAAATTCTTTATCATCTTTAAAAAGTTGTTTTGTTTCTTCTACTTGTGTTCTTTGTTGTCCAACAACACCGCCAACAGTAGGATTAATTGAAAATTTATTTTTTGTTGGAACAAATCCATAAATTTCTCCTAGTTTTTTAAGTTGTCCCTCTGTTATATTAGCGGCCTTGCCTACGCCTTCAATGGCAAGTCTTTCTTTTTCTCTTGCTTTATTAACTAAATCAACAACCCCCTTCAATGTTATTAGTCCACCTATAACTAACCCAACTGGTCCTAAAAACCTTACAATCATTTTTCCAAATGATAAAAGATTTGGAAGTAGTTTTAAGATTCCTCCAGAAAAAAGACCTGTGGCAATTCTTGTTTTATTTGTTCCAGCGATAGTTGTTAATAGTCCAACATTTAATCCACGCTCTGTGGCAAGCCTAAGCATTCCGCTTTGTGTTAATAAACTTGTTACAGCCTGTAAAGCAAACATTGCTGTTGTTACTTTAAATATTATCCCCGACAGGTCTCCTAATCTACCGCCAGACATTGATGCAATACCTGCAAGAGATGATATTGCAAAAGAAGAACTCATTAATCCTCTATCAAATGACTTTAGCCTATCATTCATTGATTTTATATTTGTTGCAGTTGTTTTAACACCTTCAGAAATTTGAGGACTCATTGCTATATTAGGCCCAACTTGAGAAAGTAGTAATTGTTTTTGTAAATTTCTTCTAATTGATTTATCTGTAGCATCAATTGGATTTCCTGCGCCATATAATCTTTCATAGGATTGTGTTGCTTTTGCAGATCTTGTTGCATCAACTGCAGAATTTGCTAATTTTGTTCCAGCGGCGGCAACAGATTTTTGCCTATTAGCCATTCCCACTTCAAGACCACGAGCAATGTCTTGACCGATTGGAATTGTTTTTTTAGATGGAGATGCTGATGCTGCCCCTTGCTTTGCACCTTCAATAGCAGCCTCTGCAACTACTTGTCCTTCTTTAAATGAAGCACCTTTTTTAAGTTCTGCTAAAACTTTTTGCTCTGCAGCAGAGCCAGCACCTGCCTTTTTTCTTAAATAAGGCTCAACATATGTTGACTCAGAACTTGCTTGTGGAATATGGGCAAAACTAAACTCTTCCATATTTGATGGAATCGGCAAACCTCTTTGTGAAAGTTCTCTTGGAAAATTTTTTACAGTTTGCCTTTTTAATGTTTCTCCAGATCTTTCATAAGAAGCCCTTTTGACAACTGTTTCTCCTGCTTCGTTTAATCCTAACTCAATTCTTTTTATATCTTTTTGGGTTCTATCACTTGATAATGGAGCAACAAGTTTTCTTAATGCTACAGATAGTTGTTCTGCTTGTTCTGCACTAATTTGTGAATTTTGTACTAAGTCTTGAATATGCTGTGCCATTTGAGGATATTGTTTTTCACCAAGTTGCGCTACTGTGGTTATTTTATCGCTAATGCCACCTTTAAAAATATTAAATATTCCATCTAGTACTGGATTTAATCCTTGCCAAAAATTATTATAATTATCTGATGTTTGTATCATTCCAGCCTTTGCCATACCTGCAGTTTTTAATGCAGATGCAAAAGATGCTTTAGCCTGTTCATTAAGTTTTAGCCATTCTGGATCCATTCCAAATCCACCAGAGGTATTTCCTGGAGCCATCATTGCAGCGGGAGAAAATTGTCTTTGCGTAAATGCTCCACCAAGAACTGTTCCTATTGTTTTTCCAACAATTCCAGTCTTTTTAAATCCAGGTATATTTCCAGAAATAAGTCCTTCAATTATTCCAGGATACTTCTTGACTGTTTTGGCAGAAATAATTGCCTCTCCATTAGAAGCCATAACTGGAACTGAGTCAGAAGTTGGTCCTCCAGGTCCTGAAATTATTCCACCCTGTGCAAATTTTTTACCGCCTCTTCCTGGCATCATCATTCCAGGATTATTAAGCATAAATGATTGACCCGCTCTAGTAGCGCCTTGATATGCAGCAATTAATTTTTGAAGTGCTGCTGTTTCAGCAGTAAAACTTTGTGTTAGTTTTGCATGTGATTGGTCTAATGAGTGTGCAACAGCGGCTGCCTCAAGTTGCTCTGTATTTAAATATTGAGTCTGTTCTTCAAGAACTTGTGATTGTCCTGTTAGTTTTAAATATCCTTGGCGTAAAAGCATTACACCTTTAAGTCCGTTTGCAATTGCGTTAGCAATTAAACCAAATGTCATTAAAAAGATTGGACCTATAGCACCTATTCCTACTGTTAAAAATGTTATAAGTTTTTTACTTCCATCTGAAAGATTATCAAATTTTTCTAAAACTCCTGCAACAAATTCTACAATTGGTGTTGCTGCTTCTAAAAATGATTTACCAACTGGAACAAGTGCTAATTTAAGATCTTCAACACTCTTTTTAAATTTATTCATTGCAGAATCTGCTGTCATTCCTAATTCTTGTTCTGATAAAGAAGATAACTCCTCTACTGATGAATTTGCTAAATCAAGAACACGTGCTGCTTGATTTCCATCTTTTGCTACGTTGGCAAATAAAGTTGACAAACGTGCAAATTGAAATTTACCAAACATTTGCTCAATAGCCTGTGCCCTATTTAATGGGTCTAGTTGATTAAGGGCTGTTGCAAATTCTATTACAGTTGCTTTAAGATCGCCCTTGTTTTTTGTTACAATCTCTCTAGCATTAATTCCAAATTGAGCCAGCATTTCAGATGCTTTGCCTGTTGGATTAATTAATGCAGCAAGTCCAGACTTAAGAGCGTTGGCACCTTCTGATGCATTAATTCCACCTTCTTTCATTGCTGCAATAAAGAATGTTAAGTCTTTTACATCTCCACCCAATTGCTGTATTACTGGTGCAACTTTTGGAATTGCGGTTGTAATATCATCAAGAGATACAACCGTTTGGTTTTCTACTGCGTTAAGAAAATTAATAGAATCTGCAAGTTTATCTGAAGACATTCCAAAAGCATTTTGCAATGAAATAGTAGTTTCCAATGCTTTTTGATTATCAATTTGACCAAGAACTGAAAGACGTGTTGCTTCTGTTGTTTGGCGCTGTAAGTCTACTCCTTGAAAACCTGCTGCTGCTGCTTCTGCTGCCAATCCTACAGTTGCAGAAACAGAAATTCCATATTTTGTAAATTGCTTTCCAAGTTCTGTAATATTATCTAATGCTGCTTGAGTCTCAGCCTTTGGTGTAAACAAGTCTCCATAAACTTTTTTAAATTTAAGTGCTTGTGCTTCCATATCCATAAAAGTTTTTATAGCAGTTGAGCCAACAATAGATAGTGGAATTGTAAAACCAACCATAAGTTGGCGTCCAGCCCACTGTGTGTTTTTACCAAAGTTAAGTAGGTTTGTAGAGCCCTGTTTCATTAACTGATTAAAGAGTGCTTGTTTTTGGGCTGCTATGGCTGTTTTTGTGCCATAGTCTTGCATGTTGAGGCTGGTAGGTCTAACAGCAATTGCTTCCATTGCCCCACTAGCATTACGACCCATTTTAATATATTGAGTTTGTAATGTTTTAACACGTTCTTCTGCTACTTTTCCAATTGTGTCAAACTCTGACTTAAACAATCTTCCAAATGTTTTAGTTGATGCCCCAGCATAGCGGAAATACTCCCGCATTGAAAATTTATTTTTTTCTAAAGAATTTGTAAAAGATTCTGCACTTGTTCTTACGGTTCTTAGTTCTGCAGAAAATGCACCAATAGAATTGATACTGCCAAGTAGGTTTTTTTGCAGAGACCTTTGAGCAAGTGCTGCTGATTCACTAGACCTAGAAATAGAAGAGTGAAACTGAGATATTTGTCTTTGTAAAGCCTTTAACTGTGTTAATGCTGCAGACGTATCTATATTTACGCCAATATTAGCATTAACATCAGCCATCTATTACACCTTCTCTAATATATAATTATTCCTGTGTGCTAAGAATGTCTGTAACAGATGACAAGTTAATGCCAGATGCTGCTTCAACAATTTTATACACAGTTGGAAGATCAAGAAGATCTTCTAATTTTTGAATGTCTTCAGCCAATTCTGGCTTGTACTGCTGCATAGCAATCTGTACGCATTCAACTAGCAGGGTCATTGATTTCTCATTATCCTCTGCAACTTTAGCCACCCCTTCAAACTTCTTCATAAACGGACGAAGAAGAGATATTTTTAGTGGACGAACTGTTATTTTTGTGCCATCAATAAGTGTTACTTGTTCAGGCTCATATGTAGTTGTCGCCATTGTTTCCTCCCATAAGTTATTTTAATTATACCATAGCAGACTTACTTTGTTAGGTCTTCATACTCTAGACCTAAGCCTATTCCAAACCCTGCTTTTTGTGCATTTACACCTTGCAATGCCAACACGTCATTACTATCGTTTGTTTTCCCTTTGCTGAATACTCTTGCTTTCATGTCTTCCCACTCTTTTTGTCCTTTATCTTTATTTGATTCTTTATCTAAGTCTACCCCCTGAATGGCAGCCATAAACTTTTTTTCTGTATAGTCCAATTCCCTGCTTATTTCTAGTGTTGCCATAATTTCTGGCATAGACAAAGAAGTCTCTAATTCTTGATAATCTTTCCATATCCCAAGTAAAAAAACCTCAGACTCTAGTTTTGCAAGATCTAGAGTTTCCCAGGTTTGTCCACTATCTATTGCTTGTTCTTTAATTGGCTCCTCTATTTTTTTGTTAATTTTAATTCCAGCAGCAGTATCTAAAATTTTGTATATTGTTGGCATATCTATGTTATCTTCTACATCTTTAATATTTTTAGAAATTAAAGGATAATATTGTTTCATGCATATTCTAACGCATTCAACCAAAACCTCTATTGCTTCATTATCATTTTTTGTTTTTTTTATTTCTTGAAATGTTTGCATGAACTCACGAAGATATTTAATCTTTAATGGTATTATTTCTAACTCTGTATTATCAAATAAATGTATTATTTGAGAATTATATATTGTCGTTGCCATATAAACTTAATTTTACCATAAAACAAAAAAGCCCACATCCGAAGATATGGGCTCTAATGTATAGTTAAACTATTATGATAATAGGTCTCCGAAGGTACGATCAACGATCTTACCGTATGAGCCTGAAGTATCTTCTGGTAGCAAACGGAATGATACTTCAAACATTGAAGCCTCATCACGCTTTGCTGAAACTGTTACGTTTTCAATTGACAAAGCACGGTATGCTGTGTAAACACGTTCCACGAATGGAGAGTCTACGCAATCACCTGTACCAGGTCCTACTGCAACAATTCCACGCTCTACTGGACATTCACCAATATCTCCTGCAGATAGGTTTAAAACCCGTCCTGTGTGAATTGATTTGTTTCCAGTTAGTTCGCTATCATTAAATGCTAGAGCCAAGAGAAGATTCTCAAGGGTAGCCTCAGCAAAAGCAGTTGCAAGATTTACTTGCATACCTTGCTTATAAAGTTTAGCAACGTCAAGAATTTGATCAACCTGTACTTCACCGAAGTCAGGCTGGAACTGTAATTCAAGACCGTTCATGGTATAACCTACATTTGTATAACCTGCATCATTAGCAAGGGTTTCCTTGAATGATACTTCTGTACTAAATGTCTCTAGTGTTCCTGGAGTAAGGGTTGTGTCTGCAACAAAAAGTGCTGCAGCACCAACGATAATGTTGGTAGACGTTCCACGACTATATGCCATTTATTCACCTCTTCCTTAAAATAGATATTAAGTTTTTTGGCGTTTTTTGTTTCCTCGCATTAATTATAACATCGTTTATGTGTATCTTTGAGATGTCCCCAGGGTGTCTATCGTGTGATAGTCATACTCTATAACAAGTTTATTTAAAAATAAAGTTCTGGCTGAGGCTAGTTCGGCTATATCCCGTGCCTCATCTGCCTGGTATACCTTAATATTATGAAACATTAAATTTGGGGTAATGACATTTTCATTTTCATCCCTTACATCATTAGTCGATATCCAGGCATTCAGATCTTGGGCTGCTGAGTCTTCCCTGTCAAGGCATTCAATGATAACTCTTGTTGCATCAAAAAGTTTGCTTAAGTCTGGAGTATATATAAAATAAACAAGTTGCTCTCTTTTATGCCTATAAAAAGCATTTGGTCTAAACCTAGCCAATCTATCAAACATAACAACAATAGCGTTTGGGTTATTTTTAATATATACACTATCGTTATATATGTCTTCTATATTTATTGGGCTTTGTGCTGGAAAAAATGGCTGGAATGGATTTGGTCCATCTGGTATTAATCCAAACTCCTTTAACTCACTATTAATGTAGGCATTAAGAAATGTTGGAGGAAATCCAGTTTGGGTAGAAACATTAAGAGTCATGGTTCTATTCTACACCAATCTTTGCATTGGCAATCCATTTAAAGCCAGTATCGACTCCTTTAGATTTTCCTAGTTTTGATCCAGCCTTGAAGTTCTTTTTATATAGAACTGGCTTCTTAATATAGTCATATATTCCGCTAGCACGTAAAAAGGACTGTTTAAAATATCTAAGCATAAACTCATCTATTGTTTTTTCAAAAGATCCATTTACATTATTTCCTCCAGGATTTGATACAACTATTGGATTTTTAGTAAAGACGGTTTGTCCACCTTCATTAAAAACAAGTGCTTGAGATTTTACTGGTTTAATTGTAACTGGAATACCTTCCTCCATGATTTTTGCTTTATTGTAAAATGGAACATTTGAATCTTTTTTTATTGCTGTTGATTGTTTAAAAGTTGAATTAATACTCAAGCCAAGATTGCTTACAGTGTAGTTAATATTAAATAATCTTGCAGATGGACTTCCAGTTTTATACCACTCATAGACATGATGAAGTGCTGATGGATTTCCTTTTGCAGAAATATCAACATATGTAGCCATTGCCTGGATTGTTGTTGCACCAAGATTTTTTAAAAAAATTGCTTTTCCTTTTTGGGCACCTTCTAAAAATCCAAGAGAATATTGAATAATATTATTCATTTGTTTGTCAAAATTTAATGTATTTGTTTTAACTATCATTAGTCACCTACTGTTTGATTCTCTGTCCTGCGCCAAAGCATCTTAAAAAATTCAACGTTTCCAAATGGTCCAACAAAAGGTTCTACTGTGGCCATTTCATAAATGGTTCCTTTACCAGATCTAGGACCTGCTGTTTCTCTATAAATAATATCATCACTAGAACTTCTTATATTTGTAACTAATATGTTCGTAATAGCATTTTCAGAATTTGTAGATGATACTCTTGGATCACTCTTTGTTCTAGCAATAAGTTTGTTTTCGTATTGTAAAAATGTTTCTGGCTTAATGTCTTCTGTTCCTGCTCCGCCTATACCTGTTGCATTGCAAACTATAGTTCTATCAAATACCCAATCTTTCGTTGCCTGTCCATACTGTGTTTGTTTAATAAGTGGATAGTAAATATCAGCCTTCATAGGATATATAAAGTCTGTTTCTTCACAGCATTCCATTATAAAACTCCTGGGCGTACAATATTTTCTTTATATTTTTCTAAAACCTTATCTACTAAAATATTGCCAGTACCATCTATTAATCTTTTATCATATTCAATTTTGAACTGATCTGTACTATAATTTTTAACATATCTCTTATAATAATCTAATCTTCCACATTTAATATCATCAATTAACATTAATGTTGCATCTTGAATGTCATAAGGAACTACTTTATATCCAGTTTCTAATAATAAAATATAATCTGCTCCTTCTGGAAATGCAACTCCAGGAACAACAGTTTGAGTGTGTCCACTATCTTCTGTGTCAAACATACTAATAGAATCTGAATATCCAAGTGGAATACGTGAATACCTTCTTTCTGCACGATTAATAGAGTCAGTGTCTTCTAGTGGATCTTTGGTGATTGCTGTTTTATCTTTAGTAATTACAAAGGTGTAATCCAATAATTCTGGTCCATCTGCGTTATCTATATCATAAACCAATTGTGCATTTTCATATACCTTTAAAATTTTGTGAGTTTTTTTCCAAAGTGGTAGATAGTCATTTCCTTGTCCAACAACCTCTAAATATGTTCTATCATAATAAAATCCACCAACTGCTGCATCAATAATTGCTCTTGCTAAATTTTCGTAACCTGCATAAAGTGCTATATCCGTTGCTGTACCAGATATAGCCAAGGGTGTTGGATCTACGTATGGTCTCATAATTTCTAGATTATCTTGTACTACAATATCACCACGAACCAGATTTTCTCCAGAAGATCCGCCATCTTCATAAATTGTTAAAGCATATGATTTGTCATATTTAACAAAATCTTCGCTTAAAGAATAAGTAATTTTTTTACTAGCATTAGACTCTACAGCCTCTTCAATTTCTGTTAACTCTGCAACGTTCTCAATAACAATTATGTAGTCGGCATTAGCATCTGGAACTGTGTAGGTTACAGAAAGAGGATATGGGGGAAGACGTAATATCTGCATTTTTATTTACCGTAGTATGAGGCTACTTCTTCTGCTGGTGCAATTCGTACCAGTTTGTGTGTTAGCCACTTTTCCGATGCCTCCTTTGAGACTATGTTATACCCCACTTTTAAAGCACCTAGATTATCCATGTGCAAGTTTCTTTCTGAGTATAGGGCTATTTTATTGTCCATATTTTTATTTTTATTTACCTGTTCTACTGTTTCTTCTTTGTTTTCTGGTGGAAACCAACTAGCAATAATTTCCAAAATTTCAAGTTTAGTATTTGCTTCAAATAATTCTATATTATTTTTCTTTGCATATGCCTTTAATGCCATTACGGTTTTAGTTGATAATTCTTCCATTGTTAAATTCATAAATCTCCTATGCTTATTTGTAATTATACCAGAATAAGAATAAGGAGGGTAGTTTTTACGCTACCCTCCCTAAAATTTGATCCTTTAGATCTTAGGAATCAGCACTATCTGAGTCAACATAAGCGACTGCATCTAGTTCTTCCCATTGGATACCAAAGCGTACAAATACTGTGTATTCAATTGTATCCTTCTTTGGCTTGTATTCACGGTTTACAGTGATGTCTCTTTGGAAACCCCATACACGGTTCTGAGGGAATGTTAAATCAACATAACCTGCAGGGTAGTAAGGAACTTCAAGAACATCTACACCAAGTACACGAGTAGTACGTGTATTACCTAGTGTCTGTGCTCCACCATCAAGGAATTCTTGACGGTTTGCTTGTGTGCTACCAATACGATCAGCAAATGCTGATGAGATGGCGTCTGCAAGTGTACCGTTGTTGCGAACAATACCAGCAAAAGCATCAGTACCTGCGTAAAACTTAAGGTTTGACTTAAGTGCACGGTACTTGCGAGGCATTGCTAATAGCAAACCTTGCATAACTGATGTGGTGTAGTTGTTGTCTGCAACTGTTGCAGCATATTCGTGAGCATCATTTCCTACTGTTCCACGAGTTTGCTTTACGAAGCCAGGCATGATTGAAAGGAAGGCATCTGCGCCTGATCCAATACCGTTAATAGCAAGATCTTCAATATCGTTAGCAAATGCATTTGTCATCAAGCGAACTAGATGATCTTCAAGTGCTCCGCCTTCAATATTGTCTTCAAGTGCTTCAGTTGATACTTCCCAGTCAAGACGAATCTTTTTGGTAGTTAGTTCAACCTTTGAGAATGTTGCGCCGATGTTGGTGTAGTCTGGTGCTCCTTGTGCTGCTGCACGAATTACACGCTCTCCAACGTTGACCTTTTCAATCTCCATTGTATTTGCTCTCATTGTAACTTTACGACCATCTTTAGCGAGAACTGTTGCATCCCACACGTAGTCGATGAAGCGACGAGCCTGTTCAGGTGCTAGAATACCACCTGCTGTTCCTGTTGGATTTACTGCATTTGCTCCAGATGTTGATCCGAATGCTGCAGTTGCAGTGTTACCTAGTTGTGATCCTACAGACGCTGCTGCTGAATCTAAACCAGTTGCACTACCAACACCACCAGAGACGAATCCGCCTTGAGAGTTAATCTCATTGCCTGCTCCGCCTGATCCTGGATAGTTTTTTTCTAGGTCTTTATTTTGTTCCGACATATTGTTCACCTCCTAGTGATCTTATATCTTATTTGAATAGGTCGGTTGATGTGAGGAAACGACCGCCCCATAGGGATTTCTGAACTTTTGACGGTTCAAACTGCACGATCTCGCCTAGATCGCCAGACTTGCGGAAAGCGGTGTCTTGTTCTACAAGATCTACTCGCTTGCCAAACTCATTAAAAGAACCCTTAACATTGTTTACTTCATCAGATACGGACTTAACCTCACCAGATACACTGTCAAGAGACTTGCTTAATGCAACAACTTGCTCATGAAGAGACTTAATGGTTGTTGCTAAATCGCCAAAGGCATTTGTAAGAGAATTTTTGATTTCTGCAACTGCTTCAATAATTGCTTCATCAGATTTTGCTACAGCAACTTCTGCTGCAGTAACATCTCCCTCTTCTGTTTTTAATTCAGAAGAATCTGCACTGCCGTCTTCTGATTTAACAATAGCAAGTTCTTCAACTGCTACTGCTTCTTCAACGACTGCATTAGTTTCTGTTGCTTCTGCAACAACCTCTGCTGGCTGTGCCTCTGGAGCGACTTGAATTTCTTCAACTGCAGTTTCAACTGCTACTTCTGTTGCTTCATTCATAGTACTAACCTCCTTTGTAATCTTAATTGTACTAATGCCTTTAGCACTATCAACTAAGAACTTTATTATATCTTTATTATTTTTATCTTCTTTTTCAACAAATCCAATGTTTTGCATTTGATTTCCTGATGTAGGGCTTATTTCATTCTCAGAATCTGAAACCATTACAATTCCAGTTTCAGAATCCCAAAAAACATTTTCAATTTCTGCTTTTGAAAGATATCCACTAACAATATTTTTTCCATCAACTTTTTCAATAGATACAATATTTGCAAATTGATTTGCTGGATTATCAACTAGAGATAACTCAAATAAATCATATTCTTTAATTACACGTATACTCTTATTTAGTTCTTCGTTGTATGCATCATCCCAGTTTTTAATATTTCCACCAATAGAAAAACCTTTATATGTTCCGTCTAAAACTTTTTCCCATGCATCTTGTGCGCCTTTCGAAACGTATGCTGAAACATATACTCCATTATAAAATTTTTTAACTGATGGATCAAAATAACGATCTTCTTTAAATGATACAATTTTTCCAACTGCAGATGGCTGGTGCATCTCACGCAGATTTCCTCTAAAATTCTTAAATGCTTCAACACTTGACTCTGTTGTTACAATATCACCCTGTTTGTCAATATTATCTAGTGTAGCAAATCCAGAAACTATGCGACGCTCAATATCGATTTTTCCAATAGGCATAGATAAGCGAACGCTGTCGCCAATAGTTTCCCAATGAGCCTTATTTATTAACATATCGTTACCATTATACCAAATATTTTACACTTATCTCAATTATTGAGATGAGCGACCTTCGCCTTGTGCATTACGGCCAGAAATAGTTGTAGTGGAGTCGGAGTTGTTATTTGTTCGTTCTGCATCTCTTTGACGATTCCCTGCTACATTAGCCCTTGTATCAGTTGCTTGTCTTGCAGACATAACAAATGGCTCATCTCCATCGGCTCTTTGTGGAAGATCTAACTTTTCACGAGCCTCGTTTGGAGTCATAACCTGTGTTTTTACATAACGCTCAATAATTTGAGATTGAGCAATTTCATCTGTAAGAGTTAGTTCATTAAATTTAAGTTCAAGAATATCTGTTTTTTCACGAATAATCTTGCTAACAACTTTTTCAAGATGCTTTTGTGCTGGACGAGATACCTGTTCTTTGAAGGTACGATCTTGAGATAGTGCTGCTGCAATTCCAGAATCTGCTCCACCAAGTTTAGAAATTGGAACCTGATGTGCAATTAAAATATCATCACGATTTTGCTTGCGATATTCTTTAAATGATCCATCTTGAATTCCATTTTCAATAGGGTCCATTTTAAATTCAACCTTGTTATTTTCGGTATCTCCAGGAAGTGGTATGTAAAGAGTTCTGTGTGACTGAGATTTAAGTCCAGTTTGTAAAAATCTAAACATTTTATCTTCACCGTCAGAGGATAGTTTTGCACCCTTAAGTGTTACAACATATCTTGGAACAGCCTTGTTTTCAAAATAGTCAATATTATACTGTGAGGCAAGTTGGTCTCCAATTAAAGAGGGCATTGCTGCCACTATATCTGGAATTCCATAAAATGTGTTTAATGGGGAGTATTCCTTATAATGAATAATTTCATTTGGACGTGGGTCAGCAGTCATTGGGTTTTTATTCTTTGCCCCAAAGTTTCTAAAGTAAACTACTGAGTTTCCAATGATTTGTACAAATCCATCATGCAAGCGACGTACACGAACCGTTGTTGCTGGAATATGACCAAGATAGCCAATCTCACCAGTAACGGTTCTGCCTACTTCAAGAAAGCCATTTCCTGTAGCCTGAACATCTGTATAAAACTTTTCCATTGTTTTTGTAAATGAGTCATCGTCGTTAAGGTTTTCTAGCCAGTCTTTAAGTTCTAGTTTCATTCTCTCAATACGATTACGAGCACGATCTACCGCTGCTTGGTCTTCGTTCATTTCAAACCTTAGCATTGTTCTATCTGCAATATCAAAGCGATATCCTAAACCAACTACGTTTTCCACCTTAGCATCAATAGCAGCATGATTAGCAAATGATGTGTCATAGAAGTTTGCTAGTTCGTACATGTTATATGGAGGAGTGATTACATCAAATAATCCGTAACCATTTCTATACACAGTGCCAGGATTAATTGCTTTTGATCCAGCGTCTACTCCTGATGGAGTTGCATTAGCAGAATCAAGATATTCGTTTGTTGCAAAAGTCATTGCTTTTGTTACATTCCGTGCAATTTTTCTACGGAAGTTTTGTTCTAATCCAGAAAAATCTTTAAGTTGATCCCAAGATTTATTAAATGGGTCTTGTTTAGAAAATTGGTTTTCATCTTTTTCTTGAGTGTTTAATCCAACTCTTACGTATTCTTCACTCATTGCTACCATACTTGTCATAGGTTTGTCGTGCTGCTACCCAAGCACCATGATCGTTCATGGAAGGAATTAAACCATTCTTCATTCTATCTAATTGCTCAGAATGCTCTTCCTCGCTAATTCTTGTAAGACCAGGAACAAAAACTGCTTTTCCTTCTCCATCATCGCCATAATACATAGCAGCCTTTTTTAGTTCTGAAATTTTAGAAATATCTCCACGTTCTGATGGAATATTTAGTATGCTTCCACTTCCGTCAGTAAACCAGGAGCCATTAGATTTTTTGTATACATATAGTCCCCAGTTATAGTCTTTTTCTATTACTTTGCGCCGTACATTGCCAACTTTTTTAAGAATTTCATTATCCATAACCACCAGTATACCATATTACAGGGCTAAGGCTGTATTTGTTGACCAAGTAATGTTTTGATATATTTTAACTTTGTCGGAGTCTATAGTTAATCCATTATCATCGTCAAATATTATTTTATTAGTTCCTATATATGTCTTATAAACGTCTGATGGATTTATGCCATATAAATCTGATAATCCTATTATCAGGGCACTTCCCCAATTATAGTTATTATTATAGTATGACCAGTCAAAATCTACTGATTCATTATTTTTTACCATATTCCAAGACCTTGTTGTGGTTTTTTGAACTTGTTGCAAATTGTTTGCTTGATAATAAGATATATTATTAAATAACGCTTTACCATTTAAATTAATAGAGCCTAGGAAGTTTCCAAAATCTAAAGAAGATTTAAAGGATATTCCAAGAGACCCCCACTCTTTAGATGTTATCACTGGCTCTTTAACTGGAATACCGTTCCAGTAATAAACTATATTGTTTAAAAATGTATTAGATGACACGCTTTTTGCAAAAATTCTTGCTCTAAGTCCAAAATCACTATCTGCTACTGAATAAAATTTTACAATGTCATCTTTGTAAACAATTTCAAATAACTCTGTTGGAATGCTTGAAAATTTATTTTCAGGATATCTTATCCACATTTGAACCGCACTTATTAAATAATCTGAAGACAATGATTCATTTATTGGAAATGAAATCCCACGACTTTGTAATGACAATATATCTCCAAGAACTTGTATTCCAGAGTTTTTAGTTAAATACAAATATGGAGTGCTACCCTTATAAATTGCAAAAGGATTTTTAGATTTATAATCATAATATATTCCAGATTTTTTATATGGAAATAAATTTACTCCAAACCTTGTTCCAATTGGATTAAAGGAGTTGTCATTAAAAGCCTGAGATGCAAATTCCAAACTACGCACAATTGCTGGTCTATTTAATATTCCACGTACATTAAACTCTAAATGATATACAATTGCTAATTTATTAAAGTCAACAGTTTTCGTTGGGTATATTATTGAATTATTTATTATTTCAAACTTTGTATTTTGCCAATCTGGATATTTGTCAATATCGATAATGGAGTTATCTAATACTGGCTGAGTTATTGTAAAATTACTATCTAATAGATTAGCGCCATCTTCTATATATTGAAATGTCAAATAACTTTTTATAACGGAATTAGTTGTATCGTATTTGTATAACTTTATAGAGTTCTCTTTGGCATCTTGATAGTCATTCCAATTAGTCTTTAACTGATTATCAAAATCATAATATGTCTTTTGAACTGGGTTAGAATAAGTATTGTATAATTCTTCATACGTCCATGAAGATATTGTCTCTTCTTCAATTAAATTTGTTGGTGATGGAATTGAAATATTAAATTGTAAAAAATCTAAATCGTAGAATTGGTCTCCAGAACTATCTGTTACATATTGACCAAAATATGATAATGGCATATAGTCTTCCCAAGATCCAGAAATTCCAATATCTAGAAAATAAAGACCATAAGATTCAATAGGTAGAAGGGTATAACTTGATAAATTTTCAATTAATCCAATTGCATTTTCTTCTTCAATTACCCCACTTATAGATAAATCATCAAATATTGCAATTCCATTATTATTAAAATAGTTAATAATTTTTAATAAATTTTTTGTTGTTGAAAATCCTACAGAATAAATTCTTCCTAAAAATGTACCAGATAAGGAACCATCCCCTGCAACATAAACTTTAAGGTAATTGCGATTCCCAAAAAATGCAGAAACATTGCCACCAAACGAATCTGCCAACAACGTTAAGTTTACTCCAGCAGAAAACAATTGATGCTCTTCAATTATTGAAGACGTGTATATCTCTTCCTCTATGCCATTATAATATAGTTTATACGATATAACATTGTTTTCTTGCTTAACTATAAAATAGTTATTATTTAATTCATTATATATTTTAAAAAGAACTTGTTCTGAATCAAGGTTGTTATTACTAAAAACTCCATAAAACGCATCCACTTGACTATTTAAAATATTAAAAGTATTAAAATTAAAATAACATGTTTTAGTATTCCAAGTATTATTTGGTCTAAATGTAATAAAGTTATAGTTATTAACTGGTCCAGACTCTTCGTTTTGAATTTGTTTGTTATCGCTATACAAACTAACAATTGATTTATCAGATGTATAAATGTTTGGAAGTTTATATTCTGGAGTTCTTAATGTATTTTCTGTTGTAGTTAAATTATCAAAAGATCCTTGCTGCCACTCGGCAAAATTTGGATAATTATAATTTGATGTATAGTCGGCAAACGAATAATCAATAAATGCCGATGTTCCCCCATATGCTGAATTTATTCCTTCTGGAGAAACAACTCCCTGACCATAAACAAATCTTCTTTTTGCAACATTTAATGGGACCTGATAAGAGTAAATAGCAACACAATCCAACTCAACTGGAAGTATATCGTCATAAGAATAAAAGCCCAGCCAGTCTTGATTTTTTCCAAATTCATTATATTGTTCTGGTAATTCTAAGTTATTTGTTTCAATGTTTAAAGATATGACTTCTTCTCCATTTAAAATTAATGTTGCAGAATTTTTAATTAATCTAATTTGTATAAGCATAGGCCTAAACCATTCACCAACAAAATGCGATGCAAAAATTTTTCCTATCTTTAATGTTAAAAAACCACTATCTACGTATAGCCCATCATCAGAAGATATCGGTCCAAATATTTTTTTAGGTATTTCTGAATTTGAATTAATCCTTGTCCAAAACTCTACTGTATATTCTTTGTGTTGACCAACCTTATTTAAAAAGCCTTTTCCTGGAACAATTAATGAAGGCTCGTCTAGTGGGTTTGGATTTAATGTAGTGGCGTTTGATGCTCCATATACTAATGGAATTCCTGTATTTTTTGCTAACAACTTATTATCAACTACCAAGTAGTAAGCGGTGTCTGCTGATATTCCATATGCTGGTGACTCTACACCACTTAATGTGTTTAATGCAATACCTTCTGGCATTAGCGATAAGTTTAAACCTAAAGACTGAAAGTTAAACTCTTCTGACCATTGACCAACGGTTATTCCATTTAAATAATAAAGATAGTCATTGGGTGTTGATCCACCTTGATTAGATGTTATTTTTATCACTACTCTAAAATTTGTATTTTCATTTACAATTTCAGATGTTTTAGAAACAAATATCCAAGAGTTTTTATCTTCTACATTTATTTCATAAGTTTTTAATTTTTCAACTACAGTTGATGTCGTTGTATCTGTATACTGAAATCCAATATCGACAGACTTTATATATTCACTATCAATATATATATGGCTACCAACACAAAATGTACCAAGGCTTGAATTTAAATCTGTAAAATTTATTATATCTGGACTGACACAAACTATGTCTGTTGTTTCAGATATCGGAACATTTCCTTCTAGTTTATTTAAATCTATATTTGTAAATGGTGCATTCTTATCCAGTGTTTCTAAAGAGGTAGATCCTCCAGTTACTAACCAGGATTCACCCATATTCTGATAGTCTGTGTCTATTAAATTTATATAGTCCACTGCCCCGTCTAATGCCCACAAGGCTATTGGGTGTTCAGCAAATATCTTTTCTGCATATAAATTTGATGGGTTAGACATTTTTCTCCTATACCCTTATTATAGCAGGGGAAGAGTTAATTTCTAGGAATCCACAACTTTTCGTTACCCTTATTATGATATCTTGCCATAACAAAAAGTAGGTCCGAAAGCCTGTTTAGATATTTTGGAATATTTATATTTAATCCATCTACCTTCCAAACCTCACGTTCTGCCCTTCTAACGATAGTCCTTGCATTATGAAGAGGTCCTGTAGGCAAAACAAAAGAATGAAGTGGCTCTAGATGCTCATTATAATCATCAATTATATTTTCTAAATAAGTAATTCTTTCTTCTGATATTGTTATTGTTGGAGCGCCAGAGAGTTCTGCACCTAAGTCAAATAGGTCACTCTGTATTCTGTCTATAATGTCATTATGATATTCCGTCGCCATTCCAATAGCAGAGTTAGCCTCATCTACTGATCCAATTGCTTCAATCAAAAAACTGCTCTTATCTATTCTTTCATTGGTAGCGGTAGAGGTTTTTCCGTCATCACCAGTTTTTGTATATATACGAGTTAGATGAACCATTAGTGTCCTGTCAAAGAGCGCCAGATATCGATTGTAATTTTATTGGCCACATGAAGTGCAGCCAAATTAATGACCAGTTGCAATAGATATTGTATAGTCTTTGGTTTACGCTTTTGTATTGGAAATTGGATAACATTATCCAAATGTTTATAGGCTAGTTTCATGGAAATATAACATTTCCGTTATCTGCAAAAACTAAACCAATAGAATCTCCTGGGCTTAAGAATTGTTGATCAACTGCTAACTGTCCCCAACCCCACTCTTTTCTAGGAAAAGGAATTGTTTGTTTTTCTTTAATGATTATTGCCCAATATGCTTTTTCTGATGGCATTGTGTCACAAGACTCTACCTTTGCATTTGGCAAACCATTAACTCTACATACAACCGATAGACCATATTTCTTAGTGCCTTCTATTTTAAGGTTTGCTTTCTTTAAAACATCTAAAGCAATTGCTTTTCCAGATACCTCTATACATTTTGTTGATTTTGTTCCACCATCTAATGGGCCATAATTAATATAAAGATTAACACAACTTTCATCTGGTTTATTTATAATTGAAAAACCACCAAGAACTAGCCCAGCAGTTATAGCCAACGTTAATATCTTTTTCATTTTTCCCCCTTAGTAAAGTTTAATTTCACAGGCATCTGTACTGCAATAAGCCTCACCCTGTGCCTCTAGGTTTTCTACTCCATCATAAATTGCGGACCAATCAATCTTTGCAATTTTTCCAACATAAGAGTTATATTCTTCTTTTGTAATATTATTATATGGTTGTTGAGGGAATGTTTCATTACCCATTGGCAAAAATGAAACAGCCTTCAATTCTCCTTCATAAAGATGAAGCGCTGGAGCAACATGTTTTTTTTCTGTTTCCTTATCAAAAGATAGGGTTACAGAAACCCCATTATCAGACCAATATTTTTGAGCGGTTGCTGCCAAACCAATTTTTTCAAAAAGACTTACATCTTTTTCAGAACGTGGATGTCCAGATGCTACTGGGAAATATACTACTGAGGTGTTAGCAGAAACTAAGTCTGCTTCAACTTTATACCCTGCTGCTTTAAATAAATGAAGCATTGGGTCTGTATTTCCAAACCTTATAGCACGTAAATAAAATTCTCCTCCTGGACCCCAATGAACTCCTGGTGTTGCACCAGATAATAATGATACAGATCCTGAAGGTTTGACGGTAGTTACACGAATTGATTCACGTACACATAGCCATTCTGAGTATGAGTGATCATACTGACGAATCCTCTTATACCCTTCGTCCATCCACTTACGAAGTGCTGGCATTCCTTTTGTATCAGCAAAGGATGCAATACCAGTTAGAGATGTTCCAATGCGACGATTGCGTTGCATAATTCCATTTGTGGTTTGCCAATGTGTTGGCATAAGAGTAACAGTCTTACCGTATAAATATGCAAACTTTAATGTACGAAGAAAATCTTCTCTATCATCATGACGATTTAGATGAACCTCTACTAATGTACATAATTCGTAAGATTCTAATGGTTGTTCTGCACATGGATTAAAACCCATTACACGATAGTCTTTCCCGTCTGGTGCATCTGCTAGTCTTCCGTAATTACGAGCAACATCTAGCCAAATAAATCCTGGCTCTCCGTTGTCTGCAATTAAATCAACATAATCTTCATAGTTTGTTCCAACCTCTGCAGCAATAGAGTTGTTAGACATCCAAGCCCATCCTGGATTTTTTGGATCATAAGAGTTACGTTCTGGAAAAACCTCTGCATTTTTTAAATTACTAAAATCTTTATCTTCAGGATTACCTAAAGCGAGGGTAGCAGAACGACGAACATTACCAGAAACAACACATGTACCAATAAGGTTTACAATATCTACTATTGCACGAGAATCAAATTTATCCCCTGCTCTAGATCCTACAATCTTTGTGATACGGTTATGTAAATCTATTAATGGTTCTGGACCACTGGCTACCCCGCCAAAACCCTTGATGGGTGCCCCCAAAGGCCTAATAAGGTCATATGTGAACTGTTGTATGGGTTGGTTTGGGCGAAGGTATGAGTTTATTAATAACCTTACAGATTCAACCCAGCCTTCTCTAGTATCAGGAATTTCATATATTGATGGTGGCTCAGTTGGATCATAAATTACCATTTCTTTTTCTTGTCCAAGAGTATCAAACCCTACACCTATACCCAACATTAATGCATCCATTACCCAAGAAAATAGGGCGCCAGGATCATTGCGGTCAATATCACGAGTAGATACCATCGCACAATTTTGTAGGGAAGCAGAGTTGCGCTTGTCCGTAGTCATAGGAGTTCCAAAAGCCCATAAGCCACGACCAGGAGGTGTCCACTTTAAGTTAAATAGACGATCATATGCTTCTTGAGCAGACTTTTGTCCTTTGTTGTCGTTCCAAGGCAGACGATTTTCTTTTGCCCAGTTTTTTTGAACTGAATACATACCCTCAATTACACGTTTACAAACCTCATACCACCTTTCTTTTGTACCATCTTCTTTCATACGTGAATAAGTGCGTATAAAGGTTACCTCACCAAGAGAGTTTGATCCAGCATCTGAGAATCCAAATGGAGGTGGAGTGTCTTTGTATTTTGCTACGAAGTCTTCTAGTAAACGAAAAGAAAAAATATCTGACATGAATTTTCCAACTTTCTAATAAAAATATAGCGAGTACTTTAATAATTGTAAAGTAGTGTTAAGTATATCATAATTTTTTTAAAAAAATAAGCATAACTAACGAGTATAAACCTTTACTTTATCTTAAAGACTTTGTTTTTAGTTAAGCACTAAAGAATATTTTAATATTTTAAATTAATCTATAATATTCCATTCTTGTTTTTTTGTTTTTAAAAAAAGTTCATACTGTTCAGAAACTTTATCAATTAATTTTTTTGCATGCTGGTCAGCAAAGTTTTGAAAAAATAATCGTTTTTCTTTGTACTCTTTAGATTCTTGTTCTTTAATTGGATAAGAGTGAAACCTCATTAATCCATTTTCACCATAATCTTCAAATGTTTTAAAACTGTTTATCATTTTATATCTATTAAGTTTTTTAACTTCATGAAATATGTCGTATTTATTCATTATTAAATCATAAATTTTATCTTCATTATTGTTAAAAATTTCTATTGGAACACATACTACATTTTTATATTTTTTTTCTAAAGAAAAATATTTTGTAAAATTGTTAATTTCATGAAACAAGTAACGATTAAGTTCTTTAATGGGAAGATCTGGTTCATTGTATCCATACATCAACAAAGATGAAACAATGCTTTTTTGTGGATCTCTAAGCGGAACAACATGAATAATTTCTTTATGATGTAAATATTCTCCATCTTCTATAAAAATATTGGGACTATGATTTTCATCTGCTGAATTAAGTGCTATCCAGTTATTATCAACTGATATAAAATAAAAACTTGATTTTACATAGTTGGTTGAACATCTTCTTGGCCCATCCACAAAAAGTACCTTATGCCCTAGGTTTTTTGTTTCTTCAATTAATGTCTTATATGTAAAATATTCCATTTTAACTATAACGTATTTTTATTTTTTTAATGTATAACATACATTTAAAACACATCTAAACTGTTTTGTATTTGTTGTGTAGTTTGAGTGAAACTGATGTCCATTAAACCTTATTGCTTTTCCTGCTTTTGGGGAAACACTTTTTATAATTTCTGGATTATCCATATTATCACCAAGCCACTTATTATAAAAAACGGTATCTCCATCAACATTATGAAGATAATACAAAAACACATCATGTTTTATAATTGTATCAACATGAGCATAGTGCAATGAATTGTCATTATCCATGCCAGTGATTGCTATTCTAGACCTTAAAATTTTGTCATATTTTATATTGTGTTTATTACAAAATTTATCAAAAATATCTTTAAAATCTTTTAGTTCTAAATCACCTAAAACCATAAAAAATGGTTTTGAATCTTGGTCGTTAAATGCTAAAGGGGTTTCAGTATATGGGAAAACTCCTTTTTGGCTGTCTTTAATAATTTCAAGACCATTTGTAACCCTCCATTTAGGCAATGGGGTTTCTTTGTGTCCATTATTTCTAAATATTTTATTAATAAAATCGTGTTGATCTTCTAGTGTTAAAAAATTATCATCTTCTATAATGTAATCTTCTGATTTGTTTAATTCTTCCATTTTTTCTCCTTTTTAATTATACACTATTCTTGACCAGTTGAAGATCTTGCAAAATCTAAAGGTACGTTATGATACCAATTTGGCAGTGCATACCTTGGACCTTTTGTTATTGGATGAACTTCATGAATATATAAAAAGTTAGATGGAAAAAATAATACACTTCCTGGCTCTGGTTTAATTTTAATATTTGACTGTCTAAACTCTAACTCTCCACCTTCATAGTCATTGTTTAAATAAAGCAAAACAGATAAAACTCTTGTGCTAACCCCTTGATCTTGATGTGCTGGTAAATGTCCAGAATAATCATATCTTAATAAGTGCATATTGCTTTCTCTTGATTTAATATTTTTTTCTGCCCATGGATATAACTCTGTTGAGTAGTGAGTTAATGTACTTTCTAGTGCCCCAAACAATTGAGAAGAGATGTTTGTTTGTTCTTTTTTATAAACATCGGTTTCTTGTATATCTTTTACTTGTGGAATAAATTTTTGTAAACAAAATGTTTCTTTGTTTCCACTTTCGTTTTTCCAAGGAGTCCATGGCCTTACTGAAGTTTCAGAAGAAGAAATTTTTTCCTCACTCAATCTTTTATCTAAGAATTCAATTTCTGATATCAGTATTTCTGGATTTTTTATTATATTTTTATAATAAACTAAGCCCAAATCTAAAACTTCAAAATCAACTTTATTTGAATTCATGATGTTGCGCTTCCCATCTTGGATATTTATCTTCTCCAAGAAAGTCTGGATCTGCATTAGTTGGAATGCTAGTGTGCATATATAAAGCAGTGTACCTGTGTCCCGCTGTGACTTCGGTTATTCCATGTATATACTCTGATCCAGCACTTGGAAAAAATACTGCAGAATATTGTTTTGGTTGATACTCAAATCTTTGATTTGGGAAATAAATTTTTCCTCCAGTATATTCAGATTCGTGGTTTAGATACATGATTGTGCTCCACTCAATAAAAGGTTCTGGATCTTGTGCGTCTAAATGTAATGCACCCTTCGTTCCCGCTGTCCAGTGTGATCCAAAGGCTTTAAATGTGTATATCGGATTAATAAATCCGTTTAACTCTTTGTGCTTTTGGTTTGCAAGGATAGAGTATTTTTTTAATATATTCATGACAATATTGTTGTATGGCAGCGAAGTACCCCCATATCTACCCTTATAGTATTCTGGATAAGGGTTTACTTCAGATGGAAAATTTTGTTCTTTAATTAATACTTCTGCATCTTCTTTTTCTATAAAGTTTTCTACTATATTAATTCTATGCATTTTAACACCTACACAATCTCTATTTTTTTTAGTACATTATGAAACCTTGTTTCATTTTCAGAATCTATACTGTACGCTGCTTTATAATATGGAACATCATCAGTTTCAAATGGTAAAAGTTTTAAATTTGATAAATCTATACCATGATATTTTTCAAACTTTTCACCTTTAATCTCTTTATTTTTTATCATTAGCATAAGTTTATTATACCCGTGATATTTTGAATATGGTAAATATTTTTTTTCTTTATATATTTTATCATAAAATAAATCATTCATGCTTTTTATTTTAAATCCATGCTCATTAAATAAAATAGAAAGAACTAGTTGATCTCCATATTTTTTTAAAAATTTTGATTTTGATAAAAAAATAGCATTTGACATTTTTAAAAAAATAAAATCTTTATTTATCCACTGAGATTCAGTTATTGTTTGTGATATTTTATAATTTTCTTTAATAAAAAATTTATCGATATTTAAAGATATTATGTTTTTTCCAGAAACTATATCTTTATCTCCACATTCTTTTATTAATTCGCTATCCCATCCAAATTTAAAAATAGTTGAGTCAGAAATAGATAAAAAATAATCAAAATTTCCGAATAAACTCATAAGTCTATAATAATAAATTCCTTTTCTATCATCCCACTGAACATGGGTATATTTTATGTTAGAATCTTTATTAAATATCTCTGATCTATCTACTGTGTTTTGATCATAAATATCAATAAAAATATTGTTAATAGAATTTTTTTTTAAATTTATGCAAAAATCTAATAAGTCTTTATTTTTATAAGAATAAAGAAATACTTTAATTTTTTTTATGCTAATGGAATCCAATGCTGTTCCCATCCTTGCATAAGTCCCTTAAATGGAACTACATCATATGCAATAGTAATTCTTGGCCCTTCCCAATCCCAATCACCCATAGCATGTGGATGGCCAGTTTCTGAAAGAATTGCACGATTATCTTTATTGTGGTTTTCAATTACATTATCAAAAACATTATAGTGCGTAATTGATGGCTCTGCCTTGACCGCATAATAACCATGAAACCATGGGGCTCCTCTGCCACCATGTTCGTGCCAGTCTAGTTTACCAATATGGTTATAATTTATATTAAACCATGCCTGTGTCCAAAATTCTTCTTTTTCAAAATCTATTTCATAGTGGTTACAAGCATCAATTGTCATTGACCTAACAGACTTAAACAGTTTGTGTATTCCTGGATGGTAAAACTGAAATGCATTATACTTGTTCCATTTTGATGTTGTTATGCTTCCAGCGCCATCCCAAATTGTTTTTTCATTATTGTCATTTTGAAGAATTTCTCCTTTTTCAATTCTGTCATATTGTATTTGTAAAAAATTAGCCAAATCGCCAAGATCGTTGTCTAGTTGTCTTTCAAAAAACTTGTGTGTTTTGTTAGAGTTTAAACTTATTTGATCTTTAAAGAAATCATTATTCATTTTAATACCTTTTCCTTTGCCAAGTAGTTTTTTTGTAATGTCCCGTGATATGAGACCTTCTTTTTTCTTCACGTATCCTATGTTTTAAAACTGATTCTTCTGATAAATCAATTTCTAGATCCCACTCCTCTCTTTTAATTGGTATCATTTGAAATATGGGAGTCCCCTTTTCTATTTTACCAATAAAATTTCTTTTAATAAATAAAGGAATAAATGCTGGTAGCGCCCAAATATCAGAGTCAACAATTGCTGATGGAACATAAAATGGTAAATCTGGTCTGTTTAGTGGGTGCGTAATTATAGTTGAGTAATCCTTTGGTGTTTCCCAGTACCAATTCATTTTAACACCAAACTGTATTGGATGACAGTCTTGTGGTATTGCTTGATCAACATCTGGACGTATATCCATAATATTTAATTCTGCATTCCAAGAAACTATCGGTTTTCCATCTTCTTTGATATCAACATATACATCATCCTCTAAAAGATACATATATCCAGATGTCATGGCATCTAAAAATGGCAAACATAGTTTTGTTGAAACATCTGAGCCATCAGATCCACGATCATTAATTGGATTTAAATATTCTAAATCGTGACTAGTCCCATGCCTATATCCAGCCAAATCCTTATACCATTCTGGAATAACAGATTTTGATTTTACTGGAACAACCTTGTCTTTTTGTTCTTTATTGCTATCAAGGCCAACCATTTTAAACACTTTCTTCATATTCTTTTATAACTCTCTCTTGAATATCTTTATTGTCAATAATTATATCGTACATTATAGTGCCAATATCAACTATACCATATTTTTCTGTTTTCATATGTTCCCCGCTATTTTTTATTGAAAAATCTATAAAGGGTGTATTTATAAAAAAATCATCAAAATTTCTTTTAAAAAATGCTATTTCTTTTGTATAAACATCAAAAATTTTGCTACTTGATTGAACCTTAAAAATACCATCAAATTCTATTGTCCAAGGAACATAAAATTTATAAATTTTTTCATTATTTAAATTATTATAATTAGATGAAGATGGATAAAACTGTCTTTGCCAACATTTATCAAGCATATATAAAGATTCTTTTTTATTTTCAACCCAAATTTCGGCATGTGTTTTTTGTCTTAAAATTATTTTATTATCTTGTTTAATTAGTTCTGGCTTATTATAAAAATATTCAACATATGGATTTACTGGAACCAATATTTTATTTTTATATTTTGTTTTTAGTAGACTGCTATTTGAAAATTGTGAAATCATTTTTGATTCTTTAACTAATTCACTAAAACTTTTATTTTCTGAATTAATCCAATATTTAGATCCAAGCCTATTGTTATTTTCAAATAATGAAACCATTATAGATAAATATTTTCATCAAAGTTAAATCTAAATATTATGTTAGTAATAAATTCCTGATCATTAAACTTTTTAAACAATCTTGAATGCTTTTGTTGATTACCCCAAAAAATAAGCGCTTGATTGTCTGATAACACATAATCTACATTTTCTACACGTATTGCCCAATCAGTATTTGATTCTAATTGATAATCAACCATAATTGTATCTTTGTCTTCGGTATGATCTATATGCTCAGTAAGTTTTGGGTTGCCTAAATTTTTATTATACATCATAACTGTTGAAGACTTGCAATATTTATATCCAATTAAATTATTTTCTACAAGTTTTTCAGATATTTCATTAATAATTTTTTCTGGTATTTTTAAGTTTTGTAAATCAATTCTTGCAAAATCTGATTTAACAACACCTATGGTGTCTTCTTTTTTATGAACATACCTGGGGTCTTCTTTTTTTAATGAATAATGAGTTCCAGATTCTACCCAAATGTTTTCTCTTTTTAATTCTAAATTGATAATATCTTTTATTAAAAGAATGCTTTCTTGTGTCAATAAATCATCTATTACTATATTTTTCATTTGTATTTTTTAGACTTCCAAAATAAATTTTTATATCCAGAACTAAAACTTGTTCTTATTGTTGCATCTTGCTCGTCTAATTTTTTTACAATATCTGGATCTCTTATAATTTCATAATTAAAATCTTCTCTTTTAAAAGGTATTACTTGAATTAAAGGAGTTCCTTTTTTAATGATTCCCTTATAATTTTTTTTAACAAAAAATGAAAATAAACCAGTACTTAAAAATTCATCGGTATCTATTACACCTGGAACTGACATCAATGGAGACTCGTCTCCTAACATTGGATTTATAAATAAACAACTATATCCAGGCTTAGTTTTAACTAACCAAATCATGTTTATTCTTAATAAATCTCTTACATAAAAATCTTTATCAATAGGCATTTTTTCATACTGAAATTCTTTATGATGTCCAGTTACTGCTCTTGTAAAAACATGATATGATCCAGGAACTTCTTGTTTTAATGTTTGTCCATCTGTAGTATCCAAATAAATATCAAATGGTGCTTTTAAAATATATCCCATTAATAAAACATCTGATATTGCCATACATTTTTTAACTGTTATATTTTGAAATCCATTTTTTGGCGTTTTATCATTGTCTTGATATGAAAACTGTGACTTATACCATTCTGGAATATTTTTTGATAATGGCTCTGGCTCTGGGAATGCTTTACCCATTTTTGGTAGTGAAGAAATAAAAGAAATATTGTAATCTTTTTTATCAATATTTTCTTGATCGTTTGCCATAAATACCCCCTAACAAAACTATTATATCAGATAGATATTAGTGTGGCAAAGATTCCAAAACAAGCATTTGTTCTGTAAAGAAGTTATCATGTGGTTCACAGTGAATTGAAATATTATTTTGATCAACAGCAATATCTTCAACAATTTCAATATCTACAAAGTCATTTGCTTCATAAGAATATCTTTGATATGTATTGTCTATTTCATCTACTTTTATAAACTTTATGACAGCATCTTTCTTTGTTAAGATATAGTGTGTTGGAGTAAATATGTCTCCATCTATATAAACATATGTTGATCCAGAGTTTTGTAGAACAGATGTAACAGTTGTTTCTACAATGTTTGCAGTAAAGTTGTCTGGGTTAGATGTCCAAGATAACCATTCTTGATCATCCATTCCTGATGGAATGTCTAATCCTAAAAGAACATCCCCTACTTCAACCTCTCCAGCAGGCTTTAATCCATTTGGAGTTCTAACTTTTGTTGCAACATCGATTGAGTTAGACCAACCAGCACTAAACCCATATCCACCGCCACCGCCACCAGGTCCAAAGTAGGCTCCACCGAATGAGAATACTGGTGGTGCTGGTGAGAATCCGAATGGAGTAAATCCAAACGGACTAAATCCAAACGGAGCAGGAGCAAATCCAAACGGAGAAAATCCAAACGGAGTAAAGGAGAATGTTGTAGTTATATTATTTGATGAACTAGATGTTCCAGAGTTTCCATTAGCATTTGTTGCATAAACAGTGTATGTTTGTGCTGTTCCTGCTTCTTGACCAACTGCTACTGATGTAGATGCAGTTGATCCAGATTTACCATCACTTGATGCCCAAGTGTAACCAGTTATTGCTGATCCGCCATCTGCTGGTGCTGACCAGGAAACGTCATCTTGATTAGCATTTGGAGATGAAGCGCTTGGTGCTGAAGGAGTTGCTGGTACAGTTGTTGCTGTAACAGAACTAGATGGTGAAGATGCTTCTGATGTTCCAACAGCATTAGTTGCAGTAACTGTAATAGTTGTAACTACTCCAGAGCCAAACCCTGTAATTGTTAAAGGAGATGATGAACCTGTTGCACTATGTGTTACGCCATGCACGGAACAATATCCAGAGGCTGTAAAAGATGTTATTTCTGCTCCATTATTTGAGCCTGCTGTAAAAGTTACAATTACAGCACCATTATTATATGGGCGAGCAGTTCCAACGTTTGATGCAGAAACACTTACAGGTGCACTAGGCCTTCCTGCACCTTGAAAACCAAGGCCTCTAACACTTGCTGATCTGCCACCAATTATAGGCATTTATTTTCTCCTTATGCAAATCTTGTCTGTGAACCGAATACCGTAAAGGTTGCGCTTCCTGTCTTTACTATTGTGTAAGAGTAAATATCAATACTGTTTGCATTTCCTGCAGATGGTGCTGTTCCGTTTTGCCATTTTGGAGTTACTGCTGATCCATCAACTGTAAATCCAGTTGCACTGTATGGAGTTCCTCCGTTTGTTGCAAAAAATACAACTGTAATAGAGTCATTTGTTGCAAGACTATTATTTAAAGTATTGCTTCCATCACCACGAACATTGAGTGTCCAATTGCCAGTAGCATTGCCAGTAGAGTATAGAACTCCACTTGTTAAAACATCTAAGTTAACTGTTCCAGATGCACCAGTTCCAGAAACTGACCATCTTTCTTCTGGTCCTGTTAAGATTGGATTAACTTCTACTGCATTTGTAAGTGTTGGTGCAGTTGCAAATACTAGTGATCCAGATCCAGTTTCATCTGAGATAACTCCTGCAAGTTCTGAAGAAGATGTTGCAGCCAGTGCTGAAATCTTGCTTGCTGTAGTAATACCATTTGTTACTGTTGCAGCATTTCCAGTGTACTGTGTTGCTGATAGAACTTCAGTTCCATTAATTTTTAATACCTTGCCAGAAGCAAGATCCATGTGCTCAGAAGATGTCCATGAATC